CCGACTGCACCAACGTGCCCGCCGAGGAGCGCACCCGCCCCTTCCTGCTGCGCGCCGACACCATCGAGTGGCTGTAGCCCCTCAGCGCCCCGCTGCGCCCCGCCCACGACCCGGACGGGGCGCAGCCACCCCCGACCCCTCCCAGACCGCCACAGACCCCCAGGAGCGCCCCCGTGACCGTCACCCTCGGAGCACCCGCCCCCACCCCCGCCGAGGAGCAGCGCCCCGTCCCCGTGGAGATCGTCTGGACGCACCGCGACGACACCCGGCTGACCGGCCTCATGTTCCTCGGCCCGCTCGCCCCCGCCGACCACGCCGCCATCAACGCAACCGGCAAGGTCGACCAGTGGCAGATCACCGGCGGCACCCGCCGCGCCACCCTCGACGGCTTCAACGACTACGCCGACGAGCAGCACGGGTTCCGCCACCTCACCCCCGACGACGCCGCCCGCGCCGCCGCCGACTGGCTCGGCTTCACCGGCCGCCCCGTCACCCTCAAGATCACCGACGAGACCAAGCTGTGAGGCGCTGAGCGCCCCCAGGAGCGCCCCGCACCGCCCCGGGGCGCCCAGCTCCCAACCAGCCCACCACACGCCCGCCAACAGCCCCCAGGAGCCCGCCATGGACACCGCCCGCGTCAAGGTCCCCGCCGCCTACCTCGACCGCCACCGCGCCGAGCCCACCCACGACGTGCCCGCCCCCCTCGCCGCCCTCCTGGACGGCGCCACCCTCACCGGCCGCCCCGGCAACCAGTACGCCCCCCTCGACATCCCCACCGAGCACCTGCCCGCCCTCGCCGCCCTCACTGACACCCAGTTCCGCACCTGGGGCGACCGCGCCATACACGGCCCCGCCGAGGAGCGCCCCGCGCTGCGCCTCGCCGCCCGCGCTGCCTTCGTGACCCGCCAGCAGGCCACCCGCGCACTGCCCGCCTGACCCACCCACAAGCCTGCTGCGCCCCCATCGCACCGCCACGGGGGCGCAGCGCCACCCACCACCCGCCAGCACCCACAGACCCCAGGAGCGCCCCGCCATGGCCACGCCGACCACCACCGCCCGCCGCACCGCAGCCGAGTCCGCTTACCAGCTCTCGCCCACCACCGAGACCCTCGGCGCCCTCCAGCTCACCGGCGCCGCTGAGATGGACGAGTACCTCGCCGGGTACGACGCCCGGCACGCCAGCGACACCTACACCACCGGCACCGCACCCGGCACGCGCCCCGCCCTCGCCCGCCTCCTCACCGCATACAACCGCTACATCGACCAGGAGACCGCCTCGACCGACGGCCCCCTCGCCCTGCTCACGTTCGAAGACTGGAAAGCCTCCCGCACCACCGTCCTCGAACCCACCCCCGAATACCGCACCCTGCCCCCCATCGACCGCCGCGTCAGCGCGCCCAGGGGCAAAGAGTCCAAGGGCAACGCCTCCACCCGCAGCCGCGCCAACTACAAGCGATGACCCTCGCCACCGCCCGCCACACACCCAGGAGCGCCCCGCCATGGCCACTGACCCCCGCTGCGACGAGACCCTCGTCAGCCCCACCGCCGTCCACCTCTGCTCGAACAACCTCGGCCACGCCTCTCGCCGCCTCCCCAGCACCCGCGACCACTACGACGGCCGCACCGGCGTGAGCTGGCCCGCCGCGCCCCGCGCGTCCCTCCTGGTCAACGACGGCCCGCGCTGGCAGCGCCCCGACAGCGGGTTCGACATGATCGGCACTCTCGACCGGACGGCCGCCGACGACACCACCGCGCGCACCCTGCTGCTCGCCGCCGCCCAGGCCGCCGCCGACACCAACCCCCTCGACGCCAACGCCGCCGCCCTCACCGACCGATTCCAGGACGGCACGCCCCGCCTGTCCTACGACGAGACGAAGGCGTTCGCCGCCCTCGTCACCGCCCACGCCGACCCCGACCACCGCGAGCGCCTGCTGTCCACCCTCGGCTACCTCAGCGCCGTCAACGGCATCCCCGGCACCTGGTGCACCAGCTACGACAGCAACGGCGACAAGTGTGGCCGCAGCAACCACCACCGTGGCGACTGCCGCCACTGACCGACCGTCCGCCACCGACCCCAGGAGCACCCGACCATGGGCCCGTACGCCAGCCCCGCCCAGCCCCGCCCGTCCGCCGCCGTCGACACCCTCCGCGCCCTCGTGCCCGAGGACGCCGACGTGATCCGGGTGCGCGCCGCCACCCGCACCGCCGCAACCAACTGGGCATGGACGCAGGCCGAGGTGCTCGGCGCCTACCAGTGGCCGCCCTACCCCGGCGAGAACCTCGTCCCCCTGGAGCGCACCGCCGACGACAGCACCCACGCCAGCCTCACCGTGTGCGAGTTCCTCCACACCCACGAACACGCCCCGATCGTCCGCCAGGTGCGCGCCAACGACACCGCCTATGTGTTCAGCATCCGACTCAGCCGCCCCCGCTGGGCCGACTGGGACGACGTCGACTGAGCGCCCCACACATCCCGCTGCGCCAGCGCCCGCCAGCGCCCGACGCGGCACCCGCCCGCTGACCCGCCACAGCTCAAGGAGCACCATGCCCGCCAAGCCCGACCGCCCGCAGCACAGCCCCTACGCCCAGGAGCGCGCCGCCCTGGAGCGCGCCGCCCTGGCCCTCCAGACCGCCGCCGCGCGCCTCCTGGCCGCCGGTGTGCCCCTGGAGGACGTCACCGCGCTCGCCGAGGCCGCCCGCGCCTACGCCGCCGAGCACGCCGCCGCGACGGTCGCCCGGCTCGGCCGCAGCATCGGAGTGTGCTCCCCCTCCCTCCTCTCCACCAAGCCCATCGACGCCGTCCGTACCGTCGTCCTCCCGCTCACCCCCGACCACGAGCACGTGTGGGTGACCGCGCTGGACGAGGGCGACGAGCCCGCCCGCGACGCCGACGGGAACACGTGGACGCACTGCGGCGTGTGCGGGGATCCCAGGCCGACCGCCGACCGGGCACGCCACGCAACGAAGGAGATCTAGAGATGCCCCAGCCGTGCTGCGACGTATGCGGGAAGCGTGTCCCGCCGGACGACCGTGTGACCTCCCCTGCCGAGCTGGACGACGCCGGGAAGGTGGAGCGGCCGTCAACGTCGTGGCACACGGCGTGTCTTGAGGACGAACTCGACGCCCTGAGCGAAGCCGAAGAGGAGGAGGGCTGGCCCATGCCCCCGCGCCCGTACCTCGCCGACCCCTGCGACGACCCCCGGTGCGGGCACACCTACAACTGGCACGCCTCCGGCGGCATCTGCGCCGTCCCCGGCTGCGTGTGCAAGTCGTTCGCCGTCCAGCCCGCCCAGGAGCAGCCGTGACCGTCCAGCCGCCCGCGCCGCGCCCCTGCGCCTCCTGCCCGTACCGCGAGGACGTTCCCTCCGGCGTCTGGGACGAGAAGGAGTACGCCAAGCTCCCCGCCTTCGACGGCCCGACCTACGCCCAGCCCGGCGCGCTGTTCCTGTGCCACCAGCACGACCGCGACGACGAGCGCGCCCGGGTCTGCGCGGGCTGGGCCGGATGCCACGACATGGGTGAGAGCCTCGGGCTGCGCATCGCGGCCGTCTCCGGGGAGATCACGCCGGAGACGGCCGAGGCGATCCTCGACTACGTCTCGCCCGTGCCGCTGTTCGCCTCCGGCGCCGAGGCCGCCGCCCACGGCATGCGTGAGGTCCTCGACCCCGGCTCGGACGCCCGCCGCGCCATCCGCAAGATCGACCGCGTACGCACCGACCTGACCGAGCCCAAGGGGAACTGACCCCTGACGAATTCTCTCGACCCCACCCAATGGCATCAACTGGTGCCCTAGGGTGGGGTCGTTGTCATCCGAGAGGCAGGACCGCCACATGCCCGACACCGAGACCCCGCACGAGACCGAGGCCATCGACCTGCGGCGCATCATCGCCGAGAAGCACCCCAGGGCCACCCAGACCCAAACCCACGAGCACGAGGGCAAGTTCATCGGCCTGACGTTCGCCGTGCCCGCCCACGGGCAGCTGCGGTACTTCTACTGGGCCGACCCCACCGGCGCCATGCCGGAGCGCCCCCGCTACACCCGCGAGCACGCCGCCGCCGTCCTTGTGGCCCGCGCCGAGCGCGCCGCCGTCCGCATCACCCCCTCCGCCCTGTGGACGCGCGCCGGTGAGGAGCAGGTCTCGGTGCTGCAGCCGGACGCGGGCGACTGCCCCGACTGCAGCAAGCAGCTCGCCCGCGCCACGTTCCGCTGGACCAACCGCACGCCGGACCCGGACCCGTTCGAGAACGAGCTGTTCTCCGGCGACGGCCGGTTCCCGTCGCTGCGCCACGCCGACGGCAGCCCTGACCACGACGGCCCGTTCGGCCCCAGCTCCAAGCCCGCCCGCACCGCCTGCCCCGAGTGCCTGCGCCCCGGCGTCACCTTCAAGGACACCGGCTGCGGCTGGAACGCCAACTGCCCGCACTGCGGCTGGCAGCACTACACCGACACCGGTGACTGAGCCAGCTAGACACGCAACAAGTGTTTCGATAGAGTGGGGCCGTTGGGCGGGGCCGGTGTCAGACCCGGCCCCTACGCTCCCACCACCATCCCCCGCTGTCAGGAGAACAGACACCATGGGACTCCCCAAGGTCGACGAGGCCACCACGATCGCCCTGGAGGCGATCCGCGACGCCGCCCCCGGCCTGCTCACCATGACCGAGGCCTCCAAGAAGGTCGCCTCGGCCGCCGACGTCAGCATCGGCACCGCCCGCAACCGGCTGCGCGCCGCCGTCGAAGCGGGCGGCATCCTCGAATTCAAGCCCTGGTCGCGGAATTTCGTCATCGAGCTGCCCGGCGCAAACACCGCCGGGGTCGGCCCGTTCTTCATCGCTGCCGAGCGGACCGGGCCCTACATGGCCGACTCCGTCCGCCACGTGATCACCACCGACGACAAAAAGGCGCGCCCCAGCTCCTACGGCCCCGGCAACACCACGTACGTGGCCGACCCCGAGCAGATCCGCGAGTACATCCAGCAGCTCTCCGACGAGAAGAAGGCCAAGGAGCAGGCCGCGTACGAGGCCGAGAAGGAAGCCGAGAAGGCGGAGCGCAAGGAAGTCAACCGCCGCTTCCCAGGCCTGAACCGTCTGCTGCGCAAGGTCACGTTCCTCGGCCAGGACGCCCGCGAGCACGGGGCGCGCGTTGCGCTGCTGGAGGCCGATACCCGGCTGAGTAGCCGCGACGCCAGGGACGGCAAGGACCTCGCCGACCGCACGGTGCACCTGGACATCAAGGTGTGGGGTGACGCCAACGTGGCCATGATCCAGTCGATCCTGGAGGCCGGGATCGCCGCGCACATCGAGGCGCAGTCGCTCGTCGTGTGCAAGAACTGCGACCTGCGCATCCTGCACACCATCTACGGCCGCGACGAGTTCTGGTGGCACGCCGACACCTCCAACGCCTCCTGCGGCAAGGACACCGACACCAAGGCCGAGCCCGCCACCGATGAGGACCTCCTGCACGACTGCGACGAGCAGGGGCACCTGCGCTGCAGCAGCTACCGTCCCGCCGCCGCGCAGGAGAACTGACCATGCCCAACTCCGCCACCTGCCCCGGCTGCCGGAGCTACCCCGTCACCGTGACGCCGACCGGCGCCCTGCGCGCCCACGACTCCGGCAACGGCGTGCCGTGCCCCGGCAAGGGCTTCCGCCTCGACCAGCCCATGTACCCGCAGTTCATCAAGCTGTGGGGCTGGGACATCGGCCAGCAGCTGATGAAGCGGGAGTTCCCGGACTGGGTCTCGCCGATGGAGAGCGGTCCGCACCCGCAGGAGGCCCTGGAGAAGCTGATCCTCAAGGCGTACCCGACCGCCGACGCCGTCGGGTACGCCGGACCGACGACCGGCCCCAGCAAGGGCATCACGTTCCTCGTCGGCCGCAGCTCGTACTTCGCCGCGCCGGACGGCCACGTCGGCGGCCCCTACATGCGCCGCAAGGATGCCGCCGACGCCCTCCACCACTACATCAAGGAGAACTGATCCATGACCGACAGCCGCCTGAAGTCCGACGAGGAGCGCGAGGAGCGCGAGGACGCCCTGCCCAAGTGGGTGCAGAACAAGCTCGACCTGCTGCGGCGGCGCCTCGCTGACGAGCGCAAGCACAGCGCCGGGCTGCGTGGAGACGTCAGCGAGACAGACACCCTCATCCGCAACTACGACAGGCCGGACCACCTGCTGCCCCGCCGCTCGGAGATCTCCTTTCTGCCCGACCCCGCCCGCCCCGACTACGCGATCGAGTGCACCATGCGCGACGGCGCTTTGCGCGTCCACGGCAGCACGGGCCTGATCCTCAAGCCGCGCATGTCCAACGACGCCATCATCGAGCTGGAAAGCTGATCATGCCCATCGCCTGCGCTGACGACTGGGCCGACGCCCTCGACAAGTACCAGACCGACCACGCCATGAGCGCGGGCGACCTCGTCTCCCACGCCTGCGCCGCCGGGGAGGTCGTGGGCATCACCCTCGACCCCCGGCACCCGGCCGCCGACGACGAGCGGCCCCACCTCGCCGCCGACAACGGCTGGGTCGTCCGCTACGCCCCGAAGTACGGCTGGTGGGAGGGTGTCACCTGGTCGCTGTGGACGCTCGTCCACGAGGCCGCCGGGAGCAGCGACGCCGCCTGGGTGCTGCGCTACGGCATCGGCGCCGACACCGTGGTGTACGAGACGAACCCCTACCTGGCGCCGGACGACCGCTCCGGCGCCCAGGAATGGGGCAAGCGAGCCCTGGCCAGCCGCCACGACACCAACGTCACCGACTGGATCGCGTACCGGCCCGGCCCGGACACCGCGCCCAGCCACTGGATCGCCAAGGAGGACTGACTCATGGGTGCAGGAAAGCCCCGCACCAGCAACGCCGCCGCCCAGGCCCGCAAGGCTGTCATCGATGCCCTGCTGGCTGGGAAGCCCCTGCCTGAGCCGGAGGCCCGGAAGCTGGTCGACAAGGTGGTCGAGGAGTCCCGCCAGGTCGGCTGGAGCAAGGGGTACGACGAAGGCCACCACGACGGAACCTACGAGGACTGACCGTGCCTGTTGCCCTGACCCGGTCCGGCAAGGTGATCACCTGCGACGGCTGCAAGGCGCCGCTCGAAGAGGTCACCGAGGACATGAAGCACCCGATCCCGCCGGGCCTGTACCTGCCGGGCGTGCAGTTCTTCGTCTGCCGCCCGGAGCCCGGCCGCGTCTCCTGCCTGACCCGGGCGCGCCAGCGGGAGGCCGAGCACCTGCGCGAGTGCGGGCGCTGCCAGTACACTCACGGCCGCCTGCGGACGACCGCCCTCATCATGGAACTGCTCAAGGAGACGCCGTGAGCGAGCCGAAGATCATCCAGGCGGTCAAGCCGACCCGGCCCACCTACAGCCTGCGGGAGGCCGAGGACCTGATGACCATCCTCCTGCAGAGCGGGCACCCGCAGGCCGACCACCTCGTCTCCAAGCTGATCACCGCCGCCGAGCAGCCCGGCCCGTACCTGGGGCTGTTGGAGCGCATCCGGACGTCCGTTCTCCTCGGCTCCGAGGAGCCCGCCGAGCCGGACCGCAGCAACTGCGACCGGTGCCATGGCGGGGAGCTGTACGACCTGATGGGGCACACCTACATGGGCCACCGGGTCACCAACTCCCTTGCTCACCGGCAGGTGATGACGTTCCAGCAGCTGACCGCGCACAGCACGGCGTGGCTGCTGGACGAGGGCGGCCTGGGCGCCAAGGGGTTTCACCTGGTCCGAGAGAAGGTCGGCGGCAGGGCCTGGTCGGTGATGGAGGCCCTCACGGAAGACTGACCCACCCCTAGACGCGCAACTGTTGATGCATTAGAGTGGAGCCGTTGTCAGGTGCTCTCGCCCGCCAGCTGGGTACCCGCAACCAACCACCACCACCCCCCTCGACCCGCCACGAGGAGAACACCCCGCCATGCGTCCCATCCTGGCGTTCGCGCCGATAGCACCGTCCGCCCTCACGCCCGCCGTCTGGCTGTGGCTGCACTACCACTACGGCTCCACCCCGCAGGGCCAGGCCCTGTGCTCCAACGTCACCGGCCTGTACGCGGTCGCCGCCGCCGTCCTCGCCATCGTCGGCCGCGCCTGGGTGACCCCGAGGGCCGAGCGGTGAGCGACGACGGCCGCAGAGAATGGGTTGCCGCCAACCGGCCCTGCATCACCGAACTCCTCATCCCCCGCGCTTTCCTGGACGCCAGTGCCCTCTCGGACGAGCCCGACGCGCCGGAGGAGCTGAACGCCCGGCTCGGCGTCGCCTCCGAGTGCCGCCCGGCGGCCGGGAACTGCGTGCGCGTCGCCTGGCCCGTGGATCTCCTGCAGCCCCTGGCCGACTACGCCGAGAGCTGCGAGCGGGCCTGGACCGGCCGCACCTGGAGCACCGCGCACGTCGCCGCCGGAGCCCTCGCCGAGCACCTCCACCTGACGATCGCCAGGGAGTCCCAGTGATGCAGCCGATCACCATCGAAGAGGCCGTCGAGCTGGGCGTGCCGGAGTGCTTCTCCAGCGAGTTCGCCTTCCTGGAGCGCACCGGTCAGCTGCCGCTGTACGCGGGGCCGGTCGAGCCGGACTGGGGCAGCGACGCCTACGACCCCTACATGGACGAGCGGTGGGAGGAGCCCACCGTCCGTCTCACCAAGGACCTGCCCGTGCCGGTCAGCGAGCCGGAGCCGTTGAAGGTCATGCCGACCGGCCGCGCCGGTCACGAGCCCTGGTGCGACGTCGACCACAGGCCCGTCCGCGAGCACTGCCCGCCCCCGTTCTGAGGGAGACCTGATGCGCCGCCGTGACACCGTCAAGTACGCCGCCGTCCTGGTCGCCGTGTTCGGCACGATCATCTGCGCGGCAGAGTTCCAGGACACCGGCGCCCAGCCGGTCCCGATGCAGCCTCATGTCGTCTCCATCACCACCACCCCGAGCTGCTCCCCGAGCGGCCTCGACACGGCCGCCGCTCTGGAACGGGCCCGCGAGGACGCCCGCCGGGTGCAGCACGAGGTGATGGACAACGCCAGCCGTTCCGCCACTTCGTGGCTGGCCCCGTAGACCACCCACCACACTGTCAACTCACGTATCCCTAGGGGGGATCATGTACGACCCGAACGTTCCGCAGCAGCCCGCCAAGACCTCGCGCCCCTGGTACAAGATGAAGCGCACCTGGGCCGGTGCCTTCGTCGGCCTGTTCGTCATCGGCTCCATCGCGGGCGGCAACGACAAGGCCAAGGACACCGCCAGCGCTCCGGCTCCGGCGCCGACGAAGACGGTCACCGCGACCCCGTCGGCCACGTCGGCCGACGACGCCCTCAAGCAGCTGCAGAAGGACAACAAGAAGGGCCAGGACGACCTCAAGAACGCCATCGAGAAGGCGTCCAAGTCGGCCGAGGCAGCTGCGCCGCCCGCCGACAACGGCGACCTGCCGGACCTGGTCGGCATGAACCACCAGGCCGCCCAGGACGCCGCCCAGGCCGCCGGGTTCTTCAACCTGCGCGAGAAGGACGCCTCCGGCGCCGAGCGGATGCTGCTGTGGGACCGCAACTGGAAGGTCTGCAAGCAGGAGCCCGCCCCCGGCAGCCACTCCACGGAGATCACCGTCACGCTCTACTCGGTGAAGCTCGAAGAGTCCTGCTGAACCACCGTCCACCACCACAACGCATCCCAGGGGGGATCATGACCAGCCCGTACACCACTCCGCCCGCCCCGCGTCCCGCCGACGCCCGCCCGCTGTACAAGCGCAAGCGCGTGTGGGCCGGTGCCGTCCTGCTCCTCGGTATCGGTTCGGCCATCGGCAGCTCCGGCGACAAGACGGAGCCGGTGGCCGCCAAGCCCGCCGTCCACGTCACCGCGACCGCCACGGTGACCACGACCGTCACCGAGACCCCGGCGCCGAAGGTCACGGTCACCAAGACCGCCAAGCCGAAGCCCGCGCCGACCGTCACCGTCACCGAGACCGAGACCGCCGACAGCGGCTACAGCTACGACGACAGCAGCGGCGGCACGAGCGGGGGCGACAGCACCTACTACAGCAACTGCTCCGAGGCCCGCGCCGCCGGAGCCGCCCCGCTGTACTCCGGTGACCCCGGCTACGACTCCCACCTCGACCGCGACGGCGACGGCGTCGCCTGCGAGTAGTCCGATCCCGCACCGCCCCGACGGCCGCGCCCGACACAATGGGGCGCGGCCGTTCCTTCCCGCCTAGGAGAACACCACCATGCCCACCAGCCAGCGCAGACTCTTCTTCACGCTCGGCGGCCTCGCCCTCATCATCGCGGGCGGCACCTTCTGGCTCGTCGGCGACGAGAACTCCGTCACCGGCGACAACCGGATGGACATCCACTCCTCCGCCGTGTGGGGCGAGGTGCTCAACTACGAGAGCACCGAGAAGAAGGACTACGACGACGCCAAGATCCTCAAGGAGAAGGGCGAGAACCAGAAGAACACCGGTGCCTCCCTCTTCGCCGTCGGCGCGATCGCCTTCGTCCTGCGCTTCACCGCCCGCCCGTCTTCCAAGGAGGTCTGATCATGGCCGTGCACCTTCGTGACCGCATCACCCGCGTCCTCGACGAGGCCCACGTCCCCGCCGTGGACATCCACGAGGACGAGCCCGGCGGCCCTGCCCACGTCCGGGCGCCCGGGTACCTCATCACCGAGACCGCCGACCCCGAGGAGCGCCCCGACCGCATCGGTCTGGCAGTCGTCTCCATCGTCGGCCGCGACGGCATCCCCGACTCGGCCCGCCAGTACGAGCGCGCCGGGCTCCGCGCCACCGCCGTCTTTGCCCTGGACCGGGCCGGGTTCCGCACCCGGCCGTCCGGCGAGACCGGCGACGGCATCCTCGTCATGGAGGTGTGACATGGCTCTGCCTGCTCTGCAGAAGGGCGAGCCGCTCGTCCTCGTGTCGGAGGACCGCAACGCGAGTGCCGAGGAGGTCGTCGTCTCCCGGATCGGTCTCGTGTACGTGTACGTCACCAGGAAGGGCGCCGCCTACGAGGACGACACCAAGTTCGACCGTGTCACCGGCGCGGCCAAGCAGAACATCGGCTGGGCGCGGACCCTGGTCACGCCCGCGCAGTACGCGGAGATGAAGGAGCGCGAGCAGCTGCTGGCCGACCTGAAGGACGCCGGGGTCAACATCGAGCACCGGCACCGGGACACGGTGCCGCTGGCCAAGCTGCGCGGCCTGCTGGCCGTCATGAAGGAGGACGAGGGGCCCGCGCCCGCAACGCGCCTGACGCACGACCCGCTGCCGCGCGTCGGCCGCCGGTTCTGGCATGCCCACAAGGTCGTCGAGGACATCAACCCGGACACCGGCAAGCGCGACCCCGAGCTGTGCAAGATCACCAAGATCACGGCAGGCCGGATCTACTACCGCGTCGGCATCGACCCGGCCGACGGCAGCGGCGGCGGCAGCTGGTACAGCGAGGTGGACCGCTTCCCCGGCGAGGTCCTGCGCTGGGCCTATGACACCGAGACGAAGTACGCCCGCCTGCTGGCCTGCGGCCTGTGCTTCGAGGAGAACGGCGAGGAAGTCCACCCGCACCCCGAGTGCCCGATGCCTGGTGGGCAGTCGGCGTGAGGTCCGTGAAGTCTCTGCTGCTGGAGCTGGCCGCCTCGCACCCGGACGTCGTCGCGGCTGAGAAGGCGAAGAAGGAGGCCCGCTACAACAGTCCCGAGGCGCGCCGGGCGCGCTCCGAACGTTCCACGAAGGCCGCTGCCACCGTGCGCGCCCGCCGGAAGGCCCAGGAAGCCCTGGAGGCCGACATGGAAGCACGCGAGCCCACCGGCCCGACCTGCGGCTCCTTCGGGATCATCCTGCAGGCGCAGGAGACCGAGTGCGATCGGCCGCCGCACAAGCACGGCGACCACCAGAATTGGGCTGGCGACCGCTGGCCCAGCTACGAGGGGGAGTACGACGAGATGCTGACCGTGACCACTGACAACCTGCGGGATCTGCTGGCGAGCGGGGCCGAGGACCCGGTGCTGTACGTGTCCAGGGACGAGACCACCGGCGAGCCGGTCCGGCTGGACATCTGGGCCGAGGCCCTCGTGCCGCACGGCGACATCGTGGTCCGCAAGCACGAGCTGGTCGACGCGCTCGGCGGCCCCAACCACCCGGACGGCGTGACCCAGGACGCCCTGGAGCACCTGCTGGAGGGCTACCAGGCCGAGGTCGACACCATGGAGGAGGCCAGCGAGCCGGACGGCGTCTACGACGGCGAGATCCGCTGATCAGATGGCATGGGCCCGCCCCTTCACCGGGGCGGGCCTTTGCGTTTCCCGAACCAGTAGACGCGCAACGATTGATGCCCTAGAGTGGGATCACTGCCTAGGAACAAGGGAGCAACCCCATGACCATCGACATGACCCAGCTCGCCGAGCTGATGAACGCCTCTCCGGAGTGGCAGGCCCGCGAGGGCCGCGAGCAGATCGCCCCCGAGCGCTGGGGCAAGGACCACTGGAGCCTCCTCGGCTACGTGGAGAACGTGGAGGTCGAGTACAGCGGTCGCATCACCTGGGACCGGCTCACCCTCTCCCAGCGCAACTGGCCCATGCTGTGGGCCGCCCGCAACCGGCACTCCTCCCTCGGCGGCGAGGACGCGGCCGACCAGTACGGCCTGCGTCTCAAGCCCGTCGGCGGCGAGTCGGTCACCGTGTACGGGCACTGCGAGGCCGACGCCCTGATGGACATGGTCGACGCCAGGCTCATCACCATCGAGATGCCGGGCGTCAGCGAGGACGGCGAGTACTTCCTGAAGCCGAACGGCCGCCCGCTCAATGGCTCGTACGACCCCCGGCCGGGCCTGATGACCGGCCACACCGAGTGGCGGCTGATGCCGTGGGCCCGCTTCCGGCTCACCGAGCTGGGCCGCGCCGTCGCCAACGAGCTGCGCGCGCACAAGGCCAAGGACGGCGCCACCTGGTCCAGCTTCGAACCGACCACCCTGGTGGCCGCCCCGGAGGGGGTCTGATGTTCATGGTGCCCATCCCCGAGAGCTGGGACCCGTCCCCGCACGGCTGGCACCCGGCCGAGACGACGATCGAGCCGCTCGATGGCCAGGACGACTCGGTGTACCTGCTGCGGTTCGCGCCGCCGCTGCTGCTCCCGGCCGCGCTGGCCATCTTCCGCAACCCGGCGAGCGGCCAGCGCGTCGCCTGGTACGGGCCGCTGGCCACGGAGAGCGCGGAGCAGATCGTCCAGGGTCCGGCGCTCGCGACGATCGGCATCTCGCCGGACGACTGGGGCCCGGAGGACCGGCAGCCCACAGTAACGAGTAAGTAAAAAAACAGATTTCCGTCGATCAATTGACGCACGTTTCGGCAATATCAGTGACGGCCGCCACATCCTGACCTCCATCAGGTGCGGCCGTCTCTCGTTCACCTCTTGACCCGCCACAGGAGGGCCCCATGCCGCAGATGACCGCTACCGTCAAGCCGCTCGTCCGCCTCGGCGGAACGATCCGCCTGACCGCCCCGCGCAGCGACGGCTCCGTCGTCGAGCTGGAGCTGACCCAGGGCAGCAAGCGTGGACACGTCGTTCGCGCCGTGACCAGCAGGGACGGCTCCCTGGTGTCCGTCTCGGCGCGCTCGTGGCCGCTGTCCGGCGCCGAGCCGCAGCTGGCCGCCGACGTCCGCGAGGCAATTCAGATCGCCGAGAACCGCTTCGCCGAGAGCGTCGAGCGCTAGCCTCGGATTGCCCGCCAGGCACCCATTCGTTCCGACTCACCGCCAGGAGTCCCCATGGCCCGCAATAGCATCACCAGCAAGCTGACCGCCGCCGAGCGTCAGGCCCTGCTCCACGCCGACCCGGGCACCGGCCGGATCAACGCATCCGGCTGCAACTTCCGGGAGAGCCTGCGCGCCAAGAAGTACGCGAAGTCCGTGCGCGGAACCCTGTACCTGACCGAGTACGGCTGGCGGCTGCACGCCCGCCTGAAGGAGGAGCACACGGAGTTCGCCGTCTCGGGCGTGCCGTGGGCGAAGATAGAGGTGATCACCGACCTGTACCTGCTGAACGGGCTGAGCGTCGAGGAGATCTCACGCCGCACCCGCGTGCCCGGCTCAGGGGTCATGGCCGTGCTCGCCTTCCGACAGGTCCTGCCCGCCGCCTGAACTGCCCGCATCCCACCCCATGGCATCCATTGATGCGTTAGAGTGGGTCAATTGTCCACGCCACCCCCTGGAGCCCCACCATGCGCCTGTCCGAGCTGAAACCGCGAGAGCTGTACGCCACCAAGGCGGCCTCCCGAACGGCCGCCCGCCGCTCCACCGGCCCGGCGCTCCTGCTGGACACGCGCCTATGGGAACTCACTCCCGGCTCGGAGGGGGCCTCCTTTTCCCTGGCCCCCGCCGACGCCTCGTCCAGGTCGGGAGTCCAGGACAGCAGCACCGGCGCGCGGCGGGGCATGCTCGTCATCCAGGCGAGCCCCGCCTCCGCCTATACCAAGGGCTTCGACGAGCAGGCGGTGGCCGACGAACTGGCCGCCATCGGCCAGCAGAAGGACATCGAGAAGCTCACCCGTCTCGTCCGGCGTGACGCCATCGACCGCGTCCTCGGCGACCTGCGCGAGAATCTGTCCCCGACGCTCATTCTCAACGTGACCCCGCTGCAGGCCCTCGTCGACCCGTGGCAGGCCGCCAAGAAGTACCGGTGCCCCGAGGCCGCCACCTGCAGCGCGGAGGTCAGTCTCGACGCTGCCGACCGGGTACGCCCCCACGAGAACGACCAGGGCGAGCGATGCGCGGCCAGCCTCACGCACATGTCCGCCAAGGCGCGCGAGGCCAGCCTCATCCCGTAGACACGCAACACGTGATGCGTTAGAGTGGGGATCTCGCCAAGGGGACAAAGGAGAACGCCTTGACCACCACGCCCACGCCCGAAGAACGCCGCGCCCGCATCCGCGAGCTGGTCGACCTGTTCCTCGACGCCGAGGCCGACGTCGCGCTCGCCAGCGACTACGGCGCCATGACCGATGAGGAGCTACTGAAGAGCGACGTCGGCACCCGCGTGCGCGAGATCCTCTTTCACCAGCTCGACAAGCAGGGCAAGGAGTTCTACGCCAACGCCCGGCTCAAGGGCTCCGGCTCGGCCATGCTCGCGGGCATCGCTCTGGCGCGCGACTGGGTCTACCCCGAGCCGATGTGGGACGGATTCCGCGACGCCGCCGAGTGGGACGAGCCCTACACGCCGACCGCCAAGGACCGAGAGGAACTGCAGCGCCGTATCGAAGCGCGCGGGGGTGTCGACGACCACGCCCAGGCCGAGCAGATCGCCATGAAGATCGCCGATGAGAACGGCTTGGGCGCCGAGGAAACCCCCAAACCGGCCGAGGACGCCGAGCCGAAGGAGTGGGGCATCGTCCAGCTCTCCCACCGGACCCAGTCGCCGCTGCGGCGAGCGACGGTCCACAAGGCGCCCTGCGCCGCGCTGGCGAAGGCAGTGAAGGCCGGGACGACCAGGGAGCGCACCCTGGGCGAGCTGTGGAACGTCGTCATCGCGGGCTTCTACGCGGACGGGCCGGAGCCGGGCACCAACCTCACGACGGTCTACACCCTGTGCGTGCAGTGCGGCGCGGACCAGGCGCTACAGCAGGCCAAGGGCGACGACCTCGAAGCCTGGAAGAACGGCACGCGGCTGCAGAGGGCCTGACCATGCCGGACCCGACCGCGTACACCCTGATGTTGGCCTCGGAGCACAAGCAGGGCCTCCACGAGGACACCCCGCACAAGATGTGCAGGCAGTGCCACCCCGCCGAAGCGGCACTCCTCGACCAGCTCAACGACGACCAAGCCTGACCAGCCGGGCAGCCCGCCAACTGCCCGGCCCCGTCACTTCTTTACAACTCCATCAGCAGTTCCTCGACCGCCACGAAGGAACACCATGACCGCCATCATGAACCGGCGCACCATCGCGGGCGCCGACGCCTACCTGCGCCTGAACCACCGCACCCGGCACGCCGAGATCGTCCACGGCTCCCAGGTCGACTACGTCCTCACCCAGGTCCACTCGGACCGCGACGTCAAGCCGCAGAAGGGTGGGGGGTTCGTCGTCACCGCCGACGACTGGACCGTCATTCAGTACGTCCCGCTCCACTACAGCCAGGACATGCGCAAGCTCGACGGGGAGTACCAGCACTGGGCCGCGCCCACGGGCGGCAAGCCGATCCCGCAGACGCAGCCCATGAGCGGCAAGGGCCTGCAGACGCTCGTCCGGCGCGCGCCGGGCCACTTCTACCTGACCCGGCTCGGCGAGATCGTGCACCTGCAGCGGGGCCGGATCGTCAACCAGTTCAGGCCGCTGACGGCCGCCGACATGGCCACGGCCGCCTGAGAGGATGACCGGCATGGCGAAGGACGTGTCTCCCGAGGCGGAGACGACAGGGAAGCTGACGGCGACGTACCTGGTGTACGTGTCCGTCGAGGAAGAGGAGCAGGTCCCGGAGGCGGCGAAGGGGCTGAAGGCGCCGCTGCGGAAGGCCGTCGAGGAGTCGTGCCCCGGTCAGGCCGGGTGCGCGGTGGTACAGAAGGTGATCAACGCGGCCCCGCCCGAGGGGTCTGGGTTCAGGGGGTGGACGGTCATGGTGACGGTGCTCATCGACCTGACCGTGTGGCGCCGGGACCTGAGCCTGACGGATGGCCGGTACGCGTCCATGACGGTGAGGGACCTGCTCGCCGACGCCGACCTGACGGCCAGCACAGCCCGGCTCGACAGGGTGGTGACGCAGCTGCTGGCGCACGCGCGGGCGTAGACTGGCCATGGAGCCCCACCCCTTCTATCCAGGGGGTGGGGCTCCGTCATGTCCGGCTCTGGCCTGCAAAAGTAACTGAGCGTCAGTTTTCTGCATATGCCTGGGCACGGTGGTATGTGCGTGTAGAGTGAAGGCCACGCGGACCCGCCAGTCCGCAAGATCAACTTTCTTCAATCTCCACCCGCCAGGAGATCATCCATGCCTTCATCTGAGTGCTCCATGCCCTCGAAGCCACGTGTACCCGTCGAGCTTCCCAAGGAAGAGATCGACGACTACACCTTCACTCCGGATCTCGCCCGTGAGTGGCTGGGGCTGACTCAGGATGAGATGGACGACCTGGTACGGAGGTCTCGGCTGAACCGCACTCGCGGACTCGTCGGCCCCCTGGAGCTGGTCAACGGTGGACAGGGGAGCTTCACCATGCGCTCCGTGTTCGACTACCGCCGCAACCTGCTGGCAGCCATCACACTCTGAACCTTCAGGAAGGGCAACCCGCCATGCCCGCAGCACATCCGCACCTGTTTGCCGTCCGCGACAACCTCGACCTGCGTGACAAGGAAGCCCACCGCCTGGTGGCCATGGCCGCCATCGACGACCTCTCCAACCGGGCCCGGCCCAGCTTCCGCTGGACGCACACGGACATCGCTCAACTGCTGGGCGTTCCCCAGCCGTTCGTGTCCCTGGTCGGCAACTACCTCGACTACCGGCGGAACCTGCGCAAGATCGGCACCGAGAAGGGGATACGCCCCTACCGGTCCACCTGCGCCCAGACGTTCCTGTACGGGGAGGACGACCACCCGCTGGACATCCTGAATCTGGGTACCAGCGGAGAACGTACGGAACAGATGGCCAAGATGCTGATGGAGGCCACCGCGCGCAAGGTCCGAGTCGATCCCGAGGCCGTCCTGAACATCGAGCGGATGCTGGGCCGGTTCTGCGGCATGGCCTGGCAGACGGTCGTCGACACGGTCCAGCGCCAGCAGACCGCCCGCAACGACGTCATCAACCTCTCCACCACCACCGCCATGGGGGTCAAGGCAGCATGAACGACACCACCACCGAGCGCACCGGCACGACGGTCACTCTCGTCTACTCGCCTTCGGGCAGCAGCAGGGTCATCAAGAAGTTCTTCAAGGGGATGACCGAGGACGACATCGTCGCTGTCACCGCCGCCCTCGCGGGGCGCCGGGTCGACGTGACGCCGCTTCACAAGTCCGACCTGAAGCAGCTGCGGGACTCACACGACAGGCAGGTCAGCTGGTACGCCGACCGGATGGCGGAGGCCCTGGCCGAGGGCATGGGCCGCTGGTTCCGGTGGGCGCCCAAGCGTGCCCGCAAGGTCACCCTCGACCTCCTCTCGGACTACCTGCGGGGCGCCACGGCCACCCTGATGAGTGAGCTGACCGCCGCCCACTCCGAGATCCACCGCACGCACGAGCAGGCCCGCGCGCTGCGTCTGCAGCCGTATCCGGAGCCGGTCGCCGAGCCCCTCATCCCCTGCCGCTGCTGCTCGGCGACCTTCGTGCGCGCCGACTTCTTGCCCGAGGGGTGGACGCCCGACCACGACGGATACCCGCGCTGCCCGCAGCACCGTGTCACGGCGAAGGACCAGGTGCGATGAGATTCGCGATCGGGGCGATCCTCGGCGCCATCGCCGCCGGGGTCGCCCACCACGCGGGCCAGAGCACGGAGATTGCCTGCCTGGTCGGCATCGGCCTGATCATCGCGGTGTGGTTCCGCCTGGCCGACGCGCTGTGGGACCTGGGCTGCATCATCCTGGCCTGGGCGCTCAGCGGGGGTACCGACTGATGCGCACCCTCATCGGCGCCGCCTTCGGTATCGCCACCGGCGGCGCCGCCTGGCTCGCCAAGGACTCCGGCGCGGGCGTCTTCGTCGGGGCGCTCACGGCGATCACCATATGGTTCTGGGCCTGGGGCAACCTTCCGGGGCGCCGCCGTGACTAAGGCCATCGACAAGGTGTGCTCGCGCTGCGGCGTCGTCCATTTCAGCCTGGCGACCGAGGCCGACGGCGACCTGGTGCACTTCCAGATCGTCGTGACGAAGTGGCCCTGCACGGAGCCCGCCGTCCGCGAACGGCCCGGCCTGGCCGACATGCTGGCCACGGCGCTGGTGAGCGCCAGGGCCGCGTAGTAGCTGTCTCACCGCCAGTCGGCGCCCCCATGGGGTGGAGAAAGGGGACCACCACATGCTCGCCGACTGGCAGATCAAAGACCGCATCATCTCGGGAGATTTTGACATCTCCCCGTTCGACCCGGAGCGGGTACAGCCCGCCTCCGTGGACATGCTGCTCGACCAGTACGTGCGTACGTTGGATCGGCCGTTCCCCGAGGGTTCGGCGATCGACGTGGCGGACGTGCGAGCCGGGCACACCACGCTCCACGAGATCGACGGGGACGGCTGGCTGCTGGAGCCAGGAGCCTTCCTTCTCGGCTGCACCGTCGAGCGTGTGACCCTGCCGCCCGACCTGGCGGCGAGGGTCGAAGGAAAGAGTTCCCTGGGCCGGTTGGGCCTGACCGTGCACGTGACGGCGGGCTTCATCGACCCGGGGTTCAGCGGACAGATCACGCTGGAGATCGCCAACCTGTCCGGCAAGCCGATCCGGCTCCGGCGGCTGATGCCGATCGCCCAGCTGTGCCTCATCCCCATGCAGGCCGTCCCCACGAGGCCGTACGGAAGCGCGGGCAACCACTACCAGAACCAGTTCGGGCCCACCGAATCTCGTTACGAAATGCGCTGATCTTTACGTTTCGTCGCTGGTTTTCTCTGGTCTGGCTGTGGTTGTCAGTGGCCGCCACCACAATGCAAACACCGCCAGCGTAAGGAGAACACCATGAAGCGGAAGTCGCTTCAGCCTTGGCCGGAGACGGTCTGGCACACCAGCGGTCGAGTGAAGAACTCCAGCTCTCTGCGGGCGATCCGCCAGCGCCTGCAGCAGGAGCCGTTCCAGCACTGGAGGGAGTTCACCCCCTCCGACGACCCGAAGTGGTGGTGGGGGTTCGACGCCGCCTGGCGCACCTGGGACGGCGACCGCATCAAGGCCCGGCTGGAGCTGCAGCCGGACCTGACTGCAGCCGCCCTCCTGAGGCTGTCCAAGAAGAAGCTGGACACCAGCGACGTCAACATCGAGATGTGCTGGAGGCTGACGGCCGAGGCCGACAGCCCCTGGAACCTGGACTGGCAGTCGCCGATGATCATGTTCGGCGATGTCCGCCCGTATGACTGGGTCTCCGGGCGCATGCCGCTGGTCGACTACACCTTCACCAAGGGAGTGGACCTCCCGGACTACAGCAAGATGTTCTCCGCCATGTCGGCGGCCTCCTGGTACATCACCGTCATCACCCACGACAAGCGGCCGATCAGCGCTGTGGTGCACGAGACGGAACCCACGCTCGGCACCTACCTGCCCCCTTCCCTGCGAGGGCGGGTGGTGGAGGTGCGCGTCTTCGGGGATCAGGACCGGCTCGTCAACACCCCCACCGTGCTGCCGGAGAGCAGGCTGCAGCTGTCTCGGGGCGGGGCGCTGATCCTACCGACGAGTCCTCGCCAGGAGGAGTGGGGCTGGGCCGACTACCGTGTGCGGCGGCCGTCCGGCGGGAACATGGAGCAGCTGCTGAAGGAGACGGCCGAGGCCGTCACCCGGTACGCCGCGCTCCGGCCGCACTACGGTAGCGCGGCCCGCTGGTGCGTGAAGGACCTGCGCGAGACGTGGGTGTTGCCGGAGATCACGGTGGCGCCCAAGCGGATACTGCTGGAGAAGGACCAGGCCGTCGAGCGTACCCGTGAGCTGGAGCGGCAGCTGGCCGACCTGCAGGGCGTCCTGGACGACGAGCGGAAGATGGCTCAGCAGGTGCGGGCGTCCAGGGACGACGCCGAGAGCAGGCTGCAGGAGCTGCGCGCACAGCCGCTGGCCCAGCAGGCGAAGGAGGCCGAGCGGCAGGCCCAGGAGGCGCAGGCGCTCAGCGAGCTGTCCGATGCCGAGGTGGAGCGGCTGACCGGCGAGGTGGGATGGCTGCGCCGTCAGCTGGCGCAGGTGCCGGGCCGGGCGTACGGGGAGCCGGTGCCGGAGCCGTCCAGGGGGCCGGAGAGCTGGCAGGAGCTGCTGGAGCTGGCGCCCGAGCTGCTGGAGCATGTGCAGGTCCTCGACAGCGTGCGGGCTCCGCTGCAGAAGCTGTACGGGCACGCGTCCTCGACGTCGTGGCTGCGGCGGACGTGGAACACGATGGAGGCGCTGAACGCCTACGTCGCGGCCAAGAAGGAGCACGGCACGCACGTGCTGCCGCACTTCGCGACGTACCTGGAGTGGCCGCAGGCCACCGACCTGATCCCCCGGACCTGGTTCCGGCCCTCCGAGGTGAGCCTGGAGCGCACCGGGAGCGACTGGAAGCGGACCCGGCTGTTCGAAGTGCCGGGCCTGGGCGAGGTGTTCATGGGGCTCCACGTCCGGATCGGGCAGGGCAGCGGCGGCCCGGCGCCCCGGATGCACTTCTACGACGACACCTGCGGACCGACCGAGAAGGTCCACGTCGGCTACATCGGCCCGCACCTTCCGAACTGGAAGGGCCGCTAACCCGCTTGACTCTTATCGTGGACGATAACTATCATCGAGCTAATCGTTATCGTCCACGATAAGGACTCACCTCGCCATGACATCTCGCACCGAAGCCGTCGCCAACTGGATGCTCACGCGGTCCACCAGGACGGCGCTCCCCGTGGCCCTCATGGTCTTCGCCGCCTACAACTCCCTCCAGACGCTGCTGCACCCCATGGTCAGCGCGAAGGAGACTGGCACACCCGCGCCGAAGGACCTCCCCGGCGCCGTCCAGGCCGTCACAGTCGAGCTGGCGGACCCGAGCTTCACCGACCGCCTCGTCGCCGCCCTGCCGAGCCTCCTGCAGGTCGCCTTGGTAGTCCTTGCGTACAGCTACCTCATGTGGGAGAGCCGTTACGACCACTACGCCAAGACGCGGGCGCGGCGAGTGATGATCACGGTCGGCATCGCAAGCATCCTGATCATCCTCGCCCCCGGCTTCATCGGCGTCATCACCAAGTTCTACTTCGGCATCGACGTGCCCTCGAACCAGTTCGATCTGGGCTCGGTGATGTCCGGCGGAGCGTTCGCCCTGCTGCTGGTCGGAGCGGTCGGCAACCGCATCAAGTGGGTGGCAGAGCACGAACGGGCGAAGAAGCTCGACGCCGAGCTGGAGAACGTGGTCTGACATGCCGCCCACCGACTTTGAGCACGAGATCACCATCCGCCTCGACGCCATCCTCCGCGAGCGCGGCATGAGCCCGGCCGAGCTGGCCCGGCAGGCTGGCATCACGGAGGCGAATATCTCCAAGCTGCGCAACGCCAAGGTCGCCGCCGTCCGCTTCGCCACCCTCTCCGCCATCTGCCGCGTACTGGACTGCGGCGTCGGCGACATCCTGGAGTACACGCCCGCCAAGGAGCCCGTCTCCGACTGACCCACCCCCTCTTCCTGTCTCACCCCTCTCTCGGCCCCCTCAAGGGGCGGAAGGAGGGGTGATTTGCATGTACGACGCTCGACACGACGCACCGGACGACCTGTGGACGGACGAGTCCTGGACCGCCGAGGAGTCCTCTCGCGAGCCGATGCGTCCTGCTGCGCGCGGCCCACGCCGCAACCCCTCCCGCGAAGACCGTTCCGTACGTCGCCGGATGCGCCGCGCGGGCGCGCAGGAGGAGAACAGCATGCCCAGCCCTGACCGCTCCGAGCTGCTGCAGCGGATCGAGCGTGCCGCATCGTTCGACGAGCAGCTCAAGCTCGTCGCCCAGCTTCACGAGTTCGACCGTGCCGCGCAGCGCACCGCCGCGCTGGACCACGAGGCGGACCTGGCCGACACCTCGATCCGGGAGAGGTTCACCCCGGTTGTCTCCTCCGTCGCGCGCGGCACGTCCGCGTCCGACTGGCTGGACACCGAGGTCGCCGACACCCCGTTCGACCACGGCCAGCTGATCGCGCAGGCCGCGCTGTGGTTCGGCGGCGTGCCGGACTTCGTCAAGGCCGACCAGGAGGAGTTCGCCGAGCAGGCCGTCGGCAAGGCCCGCCAGGTCAGCGCGAGCCTCGGCGCGCAGTCCCAGACGGCCGAGGACATCTTCGTCGGCTACGCGACGTTCCTGCGCACCCAGGCCGTCACCGTCGAGGCCGCCTCGGGCGTGGACCAGATCCAGCAGACCACCGCGCCGGACGGCGTCACCAACAAGCCGACCCCGCTGCCCCCGGACGTCTTCGACAACTTCGCGCCGCCGGTCGCCGACATCAACACCGCCGTCTCCGGCACGGAGACCTCCAGCGCGGCCCCGGCGATCCAGATGTCCCAGCAGGGCGGGAACTCCAGCCCCGAGCAGCCCGGCGGCCACGACAGCAGCGGCCAGCTGACCGGCCCCGGCGCCGAGCCGTCCCTGTCCGGCGGTGGCGGCAGCTCCTCGCCGGAGCGCGCGGGCGGCCACTCCATCTCCGGGGACCTCCCGGCGCAGGGCGGGCCGACCAACGCCACTCCGCAGGCCGAACCGGCGCAGGAGGAGACCGAGCAGACCCAGGAGGCCGGTGACGTCTCCCAGCGGCCCAAGACGGCCGCGTCCGGCCTGGAGCAGGTCCAGCAGTCGGTCGACGTCCACGACCAGGACCACAAGACGCCGCTGCCGACCACCGTGGCGTTCCCGTGGACGCTGGACGAGGGCGGCGAGGCCCACGGCATGACCGGCGACGCCCAGTACGACCAGGGCGGCCAGGTCTCCTCCGGCCACCAGCCGCACGCCTCCCTGCAGCGGCGGGCCGACCAGTGGACCCAGCCGAACCAGATCATCGAGCCGAACATCGCCAACTCGCCGCGCTCCACGCCGCCCAGGAACGTCGGGCAGGCCGGTGACGGCGCTGCGGACGCCCGCGCGGCAGACACGGCGCCCTCGTTCGGTGACGCACACGCCGCGCCCCAGTACACCCAGGGCTACACCAGCACTGCCCCGGCCGCGCCCGCGCAGGACGTGCCGTACTCCATGGGCGGTGACAACGGGCAGTCCCTGAAGCACCCCGCGTTCGCCTCGCGTCGCGTGGCGTCCCGGCAGGACATGCAGCACCCGGACTTCCAGAAGGGCTACAAGTACGCGGCCCGCTGGAAGGAGGGCACTCCGGTGGTCCGGCCCGGCTCGCCGGAGCTGGAGGCCGGTATCTACGCCGGGTTCACCGACAACCCGCACTCGCGCGGTGCGTGGCTGTCCGCGCACGCGGCCTTGACGTCCGTCGAGCCCGCCCTGGGCCGCCGGATCGCCCAGCACCGGGAGCTGACCCACAAGGTGGCCGCCGCGCAGGCGCTGCCCACCGATGGCACCTACCTGCAGGTCCAGGCCGCCACCGGGATCGACCTGGCCACCACCAACCCGTCCACCTCGCCGTCGCCGTCCGGCGACACCCCGATCAACGGCCCCGGCAAGCCCGGCCCGCTCGCGGGACAGATGGACGCAGCCGCCCCGGCCGGTGCCGCCCCCTACAACGGGGCCGAGCCGATGGGCCAGCCGGTCGTGCCGTCCTCGGCGGCCGTGCCGCAGGGCCAGCCGGTGACCATACCCGACAGCGGCATGGCGTCCGCGTACAACTCCGGCTCCGGCCTGTCCCCGACGGCGGCTGCGTTCCGCCGACGCGTGCAGTCGGGCCTCCTCGCCGAGCGAAAGGGCGCCTGACCCATGGACATCGCATCCCTGATGTGGGACGAGACCGGCCGCGACCTCGACCACGAGCGTCGTGAGCTGGCCCGTACGGCCGCCCTGAACGACGCCGAGCGCATGGTCGGCCAGTTCCTCTACCAGGCGGCCAACGACGTCGACCTGGTCAACCGGTTCGCGCTGGCCGACTCGCAGCTGCAGGCCGTGGCGTCCCTGCGCGGTTACCCGCTGCAGGACCTGACCGGCGACCTGACCGAGCGATGGCAGCTGCTGTCCCAGACGCGTACGGCGACCGCTCAGAAGACGGCCGCCCGGCGGCAGGTGACGGCCGCCCAGGAGCAGGCCATGGACACCGTGGCGGCCCGCCTGGCCGCCGTGGCGGCGCGGCAGAACCCCGGCGTGCCGATGGTCGAGTGCCTGAAGCTGGCCACCGAGGCCGTCCGGGTGCACGCCGACGCCTACCCGCTGGCGTACGAGTCGTGGGGCGGCACGCACGACGGCCCGGTCACCAACCGGGCCAAGAACTTCACCCCGGGCCAGCTGCCCAAGGCTCTTCCGGAGAGCGCCAGCGGCCCGGCGGCCGACCCGGGCGCCAACGGCGGCTCCAGCACCTTCGACGAGGTCAACAAGCGCCTGGACGGCCTGGAAGAGGGCCTCGGTTCGGCTGCCTCCCTGGACCCGACCGTAGCCGGGTTCTACCAGCGGCTGAAGGACTGGTGGCACGGCGGCGAGGATGCGCAGCACACCCCGGCGCCGTCCTCGACTCCGGCGCCGTCGGCCCCGGCCCCCGGGCGGGCCCCGCTGATCACCCCGAGCAACAACGCGGCCTCCGACCACGTCGATGACGCCGTCACTCGTCATCACGACGAGCAGGGGCGCCGCGAGTTCAACGACATCATGAACCGGCTGAACGGCGACCAGGCCGAGATGAACCACAAGTGGGACACCCCGCGCGCGGACCGCTTCGAGAGCCCGGCGGACACCGAGCAGCGCACGAAGTACCTGCAGCAGGCGCACGACCGGAGGACCGACGACATGGAGCACAGTCTGGACGAACTGGGGCGCACCCCTTCCAGGCTGCCGTTCTCCCACGCGGAGCCGGGCGAGCGCGGGACGGGTGAGCCGCCGGTGCGGTCGGTGGTGACCGACTTCTCCCACCCCGACAGCGGCGCGCCCGCCGGTGGCCAGCAGTCGCTGCCGACCGACCCGGCCGAGCACGCCTTCTCCCACCGGGCCAGCCTCCAGCACAGCCTGTTCGAGTAGGAGCAGCGATGGACCCGAACCTCACCTGGGGAGCCATTCTCGGCACCGCGTTCGCCTACGAGATGTACGGCGTCTTCAACGGCAAGCTGGGCGACACGCTCTCCGAGCGGGTTCGGACCTGGTTCCACACCAGCACCCGGCCCGGCAAGGCGGCCTTCGTCATCGCCTGGCTGGGCCTGACGGCCTGGTTCATCCCGCACATCATCTTCGGAGGTCAGTAGGTGTTCATCTACCAGGCCACCGTGGAGAAGGTGGTCGACGGCGACACCCTGGACCTGCAGCTCGACCTCGGGTTCGGAGTGCTCACCAGGCAGCGGGCGCGCCTCCTCGGCATCAACGCCGCCGAGCACGGCACCGAACTCGGCGACAAGGCCACCGCCTTCGTCCGGGACTGGGTCCAGAAACATGGGCCGGTGCTCACCGTCCGGACCCAGAAGGACAAGCGGGAGAAGTACGGTCGCTACCTCGCGACGGTCCTGTCCGGCACCGAGGACCTGGGCCAGGCGCTGATCGACGCCGGACTGGCTCTCCCGTACGACGGAACCGGCCCCCGGCCCGTCCCGGAACCGGTACCGTAGCCGAAGGCCCCATGGCCACCAGCCTGTCGCGATTCGGCATCCACACGCGCGGGCTACTCGCCCCTCCTGCCTAGACGTCAGGAGGGGCGTTGTGCTGTCCGGGGGCGTCGCTCCACCTGTAGGGGGTGGAGGTGAGCGGTATGACGCTGCGCGTAGTGGTGGCGCATCAGTCCGGCGACGGGATCACGATCGCGCACTGCCCGTTCTGCGGATCGGGGCAGGTCATCGGCCGCTCGGACGGCAACACGGAGTGCTCGTTCTGCAATCAGTCGTTCCTGGTCAGGGTGCAGCCGATGTACTCGGCGTTCCCTCAGACGATCGACGGAATGCCGATGCAGATCCCCGGGATGCCGCCTCCGACCATGCCCGGGATGCCGCCGGGCGGTGACCCCAACGACCCGAACGCGATGCCGCCGGGCGCTGAAGGCGCGGACGGGGCCGAGGACGGCGGTGGTGCGCCTCCGTTCGGCGGAGGCAGCGACTCAAGCGACTCGGGCTCCGACAGCGGCGGCTCGGACGGCTCCGGTGGCGGCGACAAGGACTCCGGCGGCGGGCCGCCGTTCGGGAAGAAGGAGTCCGTCTACCGGGCGTCCGGCGGCCGGACGCTCGGGCGGGCCGCGTACGTCGACTACCTCGCCGGGCTCCTGGGAGGCCAGCAGTGATCTCCCTGCGCGCCCTGGTGACGCTGGAGCTGGACGGCGTCGTCTACGCCTCCGGTGAGGTGCTGGAGCTGCCTGAGGGCCAGGAGGCCCGCGCGGCCCAGCTGCAGTCGTACGGGTACGCCGACGCATCCCCGGCGGAGCCGGTGAAGAAGACGCGGAGGAAGACCCCCTCCTCCTGATCGGCCCTGTCTGTGGCGGCTCGCCCACCCCCAAGGGGTGAGCCACCACAGGAGGATTCATGGCAAGCCAGCGGGGCGGAGCCCAGCCGAACTACGACGGCGAGCAGTCACGGATCGACCGCTTGTTCCGCCGCTTTTCCTCGCGGCCGAGCGAGTCGGGCGAAGAGGCCGAGATGCGCGCCAACCGGCGCGTCGCCCAACGGAGGACGGCAGCGGCGGGCTTCACCGGCGGCGGTGCGGGCGGTCCTTCGGTGGACTTCGCCACGGTCAGGCCGCGCGACCCGCTGTTTTATTGGAGACAAAATAATCTCCCGTTCCAGTTCGACGACCCGGCGCAGATGCAGAAGATGCGGGCGTACTGCCGACTTCTTTACATCTCGCATCCGCTGGTCGGCTCCTGCGTCGACATCTACTCGAAGTACCCGCTGCTCGGACTGAAGATGACGTGCAAGGACGAGCGGCTCACGGAGTTCTACACGGACCACTTCCTCTCCGAGGACGGCCTGGACTACCAGAAGTTCCTGGTCAAGATGGGCCGGGAGTACTGGACCACCGGCGAGGCGTGGCCGCTGGGTACCTTCAACGAGGACCTCGGTGTCTGGGACGACGAGGAGCTGCTGAACCCCGACGACGTCGAGGTGCAGCCGAGCCCGTTCCTGCGCGAGCCCCGGTTCCTGATCCGGCTCCCGCAGAGCATGAAGGAGCTGATCCGCACCCGGCAGCCCGCCTGGGAGTACGAGAAGCTCATCACGGCGTACCCGGAGCTGACGTACTACTCCGACGACAACGCCCTCATGCCGGTGTCGAACATCCTGCTGCGGCAGATCAAGTTCGAGGCGGACACGTTCAACCCCCGGGGCATCCCGCTGCTGTACAGAGCGATGCGTTCGCTCATGCAGGAAGAAATGTTGAACGCGGCCGTCGACTCCATCGCCGACAGGCTGTACACGCCGCTCATCCACGCCAAGCTCGGCGCGTCTGCGTCCGACCTCGGCACGAACGTGCCGTGGATCCCGACCATGGACGACCTCGCCGACTTCGAGGAGGCCGTGGACGCGGCCCTCGCGGGCGACTTCCGCATCATCATGACCCACTTCGCGGTCCAGATGGAGTCGGTGCTGGGCAAGGAGGACATCCCCGACCTGACCGGCGACTTTGACCGGATCGAGGGACGGGTCCTGCAGACCTTCGGCCTGTCCAAGACCATGCTCGCCGGTGCGTCCTCCGGTGAGACGTACGCGGCCGACGCCCTCAACCGCGACCTGGTCACGCAGATGCTGACCAACTACCAGAACCTCATCTCCTCCCACTACCGCCAGCGGGCCCTCGTCGTCGCCGAGGCCCAGGAGCACTTCGACTACGAAGAGCGCAACGGCAAGCGGTACGTGAAGATGGAGGAGATCTACGAGATCGACGAGGAGACCGGCGAGGGCCGGATCGTCGAGCAGCCGAAGCTGCTGATCCCCGACCTGCAGTTCAAGACCATGAGCTTGCAGGACGAGGCCGCGCAGAACGAGTTCTTCGAGGCCCTGCGCGAGGCCGGGGTGCCGATCAGCATGAAGACCCGGCTGCACAACATCAACATCGACTTCGACGAGGAGATCGAGAAGTCGCGCGACGAGGCCGTCGAGATGGCGGTGGCCGAGCAGGAGACCCGCAAGGCCATCTATGTCGCGCTCAAGGACAAGGGCCTGCCCATCGGCCAGGACCTGCGCTCCGACTTCGAGCCGCGCGCCCTGGACGAGTCCCAGGACCCCAGCGCGATGCCGACCGCGCCGTCGCGGATCCCGATCCTCGGCATGGACCCGGTCACCACGCAGCCCACGATCGCGCCGACCATGCAGGACCTGACCTCAACGCCGCCGGACGGTGGGGTCGCCCAGCCCGGCATGGAGACGGAGCCGGTCGACGGCAGCCAGGGCGGCGCAGAGCAGCGCCCCGACGAGTCCGACGAGGCGCGCGGTGACATGCCCAAGCAGTCCTCGCTGATCCCGTACCCCCGGCCGCGCCTGGACGACGTGGTGGGTCTGTTCCAGAACCACGAGCGGATGAAGGCCCTGGCCGACGAGCACCAGCCCAAGGTCAAGGTGCCGGTCAAGCCGGTCGTCGAGGACGACGCCGAGGTTCCGGTCCCCGAGGCGATCGAGCGCAAGCAGGCCGTCGGCCTTTACCAGGGCCCGCGCCACCTCGGCATGCGCCGCCACATCACGGAGGCCGACATCAACATGGAGCTGCAGGTATGACATTCACGCTGGTTCCGGTCACGCGGACCTACACGGACGGCTCGGGCAATCCCCGCAGCGGAACGGTTCGGCTGCAGCTCGTCGGCGTGCTCACCAACAGCGGGGAGATCGCCGACCGGCGGCCGTACACGGCCACGCTCGACTCCCTGGGGAAGATATCCCTGAGCGTCCAGGCCACCAACGACCCCGACACGCTTCCGGTCGGCGGCGGCACCTACGAGGTGACCGAGACGCTGTCCGGGCTGGCCACGGCCACCTACTTCATCGCCGTGCCGTACGACGGCGGGACGGTCGACCTGGCCACCGCGCCCCGGCTGGCCGAGGCCCTCGCGCCGGGCATCTTCTTCCAGCCCGTCAACACGCGCGGCCTGCCCAACGGGTACGCGGGACTGGACGGCTCCGGCCGCGTACCCCTGGACCAGCTGCCTGCCAACCTCGGCACCGGCGGCGGGAGCGCCACGCCGATCAGCGGTGACAACACCGATATCCAGGCCCTGGGGACCCGGGCGGCCGGGGCCAGCGGCAAGGCGGCCGACGCCCAGCACGTCCACCAGATGCCGCTGCTGCACCAGGTGGGACTGCCGACGGCCAGCATCCCCCTGAACGGCCAGCGCATCACCGGCGCGGCCGACGGCGTGAACCCGCAGGACTACGCCACCGTCGCCCAGCTCGGCGGCTCCGCGCTGGCCTGGTACAACGTCAAGGACAAGCTCTACGGTGCCAAGGGCGACGGCGCCACCGACGACCGGGCCGCGATCCAGGCCGCGATCGACGCCTGCCCCTCCGGCGGCATCGTCTACTTCCCGGCGGGCGTCTACCGCACCAGCGCCACCCTGAAGCCGAAGCCGGGCGTGGTCCTGCAGGGCGTGCACTCCAGCCTGATGTCCGGACCGGGCCTGACCGACCCGCCGTCCTACATCCAGCCGCTGGCCTCCTTCACGGGCACCGCGCTGCTGACCTACCAGGACCAGACCACCGGCGGCTACTCCAGCCTGGCGGCCGAGCACCGGCTGCAGGACATCATGCTCGACGGCTCGACGCTGGACGGCACCAAGCCGGTCGACGGCATCTACGCCGCCGGGAACGTCCAGAACCTCGTCATGCGCAACGTGACGATCCGGAAGATGTCCAACAACGGCATCGTCACCGCCGGGGTCAGCAACGTCTTCCCGTACTCCTGGCGCCTGCACTCGGTCATGGTCGACAACTGCCGTGGCAACGGCATGCTGCTCAACCGCATGACCGACATCACCCTGGACGACTGCCAGGTCATCGGCTGCTGGGCGACCGGCTTCATCCTCAACAACATCGCCAACTCCACCCTCCTGGGCTGCCGCTCGGAGTGGAACGGCAACTACGGCTACTACATCACTGGCTCCTGGGGCAACGGCGCGGGCTCCGGCGGCGCCGTCATGTCCGCCTGCAGCACGGACCGCAACGGCTGGGACGGCGTGCGCGTGGACGCCACCGGCAACGGCCCGCTGACCATCGGCGAGCTGGTCACCCGCCGTGACGGCCGCAACGGCGGCTCCGGCGGCGCGAACTACGCGGGCCTGTCCCTGGTCGGCTCCACCATGCCGGTCGTGGTCAGCGGACTGACCTGCTACCCGGGCGTGGACGACAACGGCAGCGGCACCAACTCGCCCCAGTACGGCGTCCGCCTGTCCGGCGCCTCCAACGTCCAGCTCGACATCGCCTACCTCCACGCCGACGCTCAGGGCCTGTACGACGACGGCACCAACACGGCCGTCACGATCGGCGCCACCGTCACCACGGCGACCGGCCCAACCACTGCGCCGGTGCGCGCGACGCGGCCCTCGCTCGCGGTGGACTGGCTGAACGTCAAGAAGTACAACGCCAAGGGCGACGGCGTCACCGACGACGCCCCGGCGATCCAGGCCGCCATCAACGCGGCCAGCGCGGCCGGGGGCGGCACGCTGTACTTCCCGGCGGGCCGCTACATCCTGAACGCCTCGCTCACCTGGGCCAGCGGCGTCAACGCGATCGGCGCGGGCGCCCGCGTGTCCATCCTGCAGTCGACCAACCAGACCCTGGACTGCATCACCGGCACCGACATCAGCGGCGTCACCCTGCAGGCGCTGCAGCTGTCCGGCCCCGGGCGCGGCTACGGCTCCGGCGTGCGCTTCACCCGCTTCTCCGCGCCGTCGACCGCGAACATCAGCCTGCGGGACATGCTCATCCAGAGCTTTGGCGGCGACGGTGTCTTCTGCCACGAGCTGGCTTCCAGCACGCTGCACCGCGTGCGGGTGCGGACCTGTGGCGGCCTCGGCTTCCACCTGCGCTCTCCGCAGGACACCGTCCTGGGCGGTACCTCGACGTCGCTGATCTCGTGCTCCGCCGAAGGCAACGTCACCGGCGGCTTCTGGCTCGACGGCATGGCCTACACGACCCTGAATGCCTGCTCCGCCTCCAACACTCCGGCCGGGTACCGGCTGGACAACTGCCTGGCCGTCAACATCACCGGCTCCGGCGCCGAGCAGTGCACCACCGGCCTGATCATCTACGGCGGCAACGGCACGGTCGTCAGCGGCTTCTACACCGAGGCGTCCGACGGTACGAGCGTCTGGCTCACCAACGCGACCTCCGGCGCGATCCTCAGCGGCGTCGTGGAGGCGTCGCCCGGCTCGGGCGCCACCACCTGCCTCAGGGCGGACGCGGGCACGTACGGCACCGCGCTGGGCCTGATCGCGGTCAAGCCGAACGCCCTGAACGGCACCGTCAACCTCCTCGGCCAGGGCGACGGCTCCGTCACGCTGGCCGGGCGCACCGTGGTGCCCGCGACCGGCACTGGCGCCCGTATGGGCACGGTCGTCCTCGTCGGCGGCACGGCCACCGTGAACACCACGGCGATCGGGGCGGGCAGCGTCGTCATGCTGACCACCCAGGCCCCGGGCGGCACGGTCGGCACCCCGTACGTCTCCGCGCGGACGGCGGGCACCTCGTTCGCCGTCACCTCAACGTCGGCCAGCGACACCTCGACGGTCGGCTGGCGCATCCTCGACCCGTCCTGACCCCTGGAGCCCCCGTGGTAGCCGCAATCGCGCCCCAGACGCTGTTCGAACTCGGGCAGCAGGAAGCCGCCATCAAGTACCAGGAGGACTATGTCTCCAACACCTGGTCGAACCTGAACAAGTACGCCAAGGAGACGCCCGGGATGGCCGGGTACGACGGCCAGTCCTGGTGCGTCATCTTCCTGCTGTGGCTGGCCTACCGGGCCGGTGATGTCGGCATCATCCCCAACAGCCCCGACTGCCTGGAGGTCATCAACACCTACCAGTCCTGGAACCGGTGGAGCTGGTACCCGGCGGTCGGCGCGCAGGTCATGCTGGGCACCAACGGCGGTGACCACACCGGCCTGGTGTATGCCTACAACTCCACCCAGATCTGGACGATAGAAGGCAATTCAAACACCACCGGTGCGGCCGAGGGCGACGGCGTCTACCTGCGGGTGCGCAACCGCTCCGACACCAACGTCTACGGCTACGGATACCCGAAGTACTGCAGCCCGATGGTGACCGCCGACCCGGGCTGGGTCGACGACGGCACCCTGCTCAAGACGTCCTCCGGCACGGCGGCGGCCTACGCGCCATACCCCGGCGCCGACTGGTTCGACATCGGCCGGACGTCGCCGCTCGTCCTGGCTGCAGCCCAGCGCCTGATCGCGGTCGGTGCAGGCAGCTACACGCCGACCGCCGACATCGGCTCCGGCGACCTCACCGCGTGGGGCAACTGGCACGTGACGTGCGGCTCTCCTGGCGGCGCGTACACCGGCGTGCCCAACGAGACCATCTGGCGGGCCCTGCAGGTACCTCACAGCCACTGATTGCTGTCTCGGTCACGGGTTCCAACCGAAGGGGTGAGATCTCACCACCCTCCGGGAGGAACCCGTGACCGATTCGACCCCCGACTGGCGCCGCCTCGTCGACCACGTCCAGTCCATACCCGAGAAGATCTACGAGACCTGGAACTCCGTCGAGGGCTGGGACAACCACACCCCGTTCGGCAAGGAGTACGGCTGGGACGGCGTCGCGTGGTGCATGATCTTCGACTGGGACATGTTCCACGACGTCGGCCTCGATGCGATCGTGCCCAAGACAGCCTCCGTGGCGGCCATGGCGGCCTACGCCAAGCAGCACGGCCTGTGGTCCGAGTACCCCTCGGTGGGAGCGCTCGTCGACTTCTCGAACGGCGCGCACACTGAGATCGTCGTCGGCTTCGACGAGACCTGGGTGTACACCAAGGGCGGGAACTCGATCAAGACCGGGTCCGAGGACAACGGCCAGGGCAACGGCGTCTGGTCCCACGTCACCGCCCGCCGCGCCACCAAGGTCGCCGGATACTTCGCCCCGCACTTCCCCGACGGCGTCTGCCCGCCCACGGCCGACCCTGCCGACCCGCGCGGCGGCAAGGCGGTCGCCTCCTGGCGCTGGTCGGCCCCGGTCGCTCCCAAGCCGCCGACTCCGCCCACGCCGAGCAAGCCGACCCCGAGCACCCCGAAGTGCCCGGCCTTCCCCGGCCGTGAGTACTTCAGGCTCGGCGCGAGGAACAAGTACGCCCTGCAGCTGCAGAAGTGGCTCGACAAGGGCAACTGGGGCCCGGAGTACGCCGTCGGCCCGTCCGAGACGATGTCATCCATCGACCTGAAGAAGGTCAAGGCGCTGCAGCAGCACTACCTGTCGGCGCTCGGCCCGGCCGACGGCCTGTGCGGCCCGAAGACCTGGCAGTACGCCTTCGAGGTCGCCAACGGTCTGCGCAAGAAGTAACACCCACAGTGAAGGCCCGGATTGTGATCGTCCGCAATCCGGGCCTTCGCCCTGTCTGGACCACTGAGCACTGCCGCCAAGGGGTGAGGACCCACCCCCACCTAGGAGTTGCGCCCATGACGACCGAACCCCAGAGCATCGGGGAGCTGTGGCGGCTGATCGAGCGTGACTCGGACAACACTCGCGAACGCGTCAGCCTGACATACGGGCAGATCAAGCAGGAGCTGAACGACGTCAAGAAGCGCCTGGACGGCTTCGTTACCCGCGATCACTTCGAAGCAGAAAAGCGTCTCCTGCAGCAGCGCGTCGACCACCTGGAAGAGGCGGTGAAGAAGCTGGAGGAGGAAGCGTCCGAAGAGGCGCGCTCCCGCTCCGAAGAGGAGCGCTCCCGCCAGCAAGGCCGCCGCGACTTCCTCTACAAGGGCATCATCCCAGGCATCTCCCTGATCATCGCCGCCATCTCTCTGTTCGCCGTCTTCCACTGAATGCCCCTTGCTGTCGCCCCACCGGCAGCGACCCCCAAGGGCTGAAGGGTTTCGGTCGTTGAGGGAGGCGCCGGTGGGCGGCAAGTTCGAGCGCAGCGAGCGCCTGGAGCACCAGACCCTGGGCGTGCAGCGTCTCGCGGTGCGCTCCGAGGACTACTGGGAGTACAAGCCCGAGCAGCGGGTACAGACGATCGACGGTGTCACCGGCGTCGTCAAGCACGTCGAGGACGGCCCCTTCCCCGGCTCCGAGGAGTACGAGGTCGTGCTGGACCGAGGTCTGGGTGGCGGCCGGTACACGGCCTCCCAGCTCAGCCCGGCGCCGATCACCGCCGAGGCCATGGAGCAGACGGCGGCCGTCGACTACCCGGAGCTGTCCCAGATCCTCGTCGAGCGCCCGGACCCGGCCCGCCAGTTCGTCACGGCGGGCAAGAACCCCTTTGCCGACAGCGACAGCGACGAGCCGGATTCGGACGACTCGGAGAACGACGACGACTCCGGAGAAAACGACTCCAAGGACTCGGACGACGACTCCGACGACAAGGATGACTACGACTCCAGCGACGGCGACGACGACGCGCCGCCGTGGGCCAAGAAGGCGTCCGCCCTCTTCTCCGACCTGGTCGTGACGGCCGCCGCTGACACCGACTTCCGCTTCCACATCACGGCCGCCTGGCGCGACGTGGTGGCCAAGGCCAAGCGGATCCGCTCCGAGGGCCGCCTGCGCGTCACCCTCGCCTCCGACGGCCTGGTCTACGCCGAGGTCAAGGGCGACCACCACGTCTACGAGACCGGCCTGCAGCGCATGCCGGGCAAGGTGGCCGCGCACTCTTGGTCCTGCGGCTGCAAGTGGGGCGCCTACCACTGGGGCGCCGACGACGACTTCAGCCGGTTCGCCGGGCGCATGTGCTCCCACGCGCTGGCCCTGCAGTACGAGGCCCAGTCGAGGGGCATGTTCGGCCGCGACGTCAACGCCGACGAGCACAAGCCCACCTGGGTACCCCGCCATGTCGTCGTCCGCTACGACATCGACGCCGACACCAACCGGCTCGCCCCGGCGACCGCTCGCAAGCTCTCCTCGTGGGACGCCCCCGAGCCGTCCATGTGGGACATGGACGCCGAAGAACACGGCGACCACGACTACTTTGCGGAGAAGCAGCGGAAGTCGAACGAGTGGGACAGCATCCACGAAGGTCTTGGCGATATCCACCGGGGCGTCAACGTCCATCTGCGCCCCGAGGATCACGCGATCGTCCACGACGAGTCCCGCCCGATGCACGAGCGCGCCCAGCACCTGATGAAGTCACTCCCGCACAGCGACCTGGCCCGGGGCAGTGAGGGCCTGGGACGCCACTGGACGGACAACCACGGCGTGGCCGAGTCCTTCGGCGAGATGGACGATCGCCCGAACCGGCACGGCACTCACCCCACGTCGGTCGTCTTCCACGCGGAGAAGCCTGACCGGCACGCGATCGACGAGGACCCGGACCAGTCCGACGGAATGATCTACGGCTACCACGACCACGGCGAGAGTGAGATCCCGCTCCACCCTGGGGCCGGGGTGCACCTCAAGGGCGTCTCTTGGAAGAACATGAACACGCCCGACGAGGACTTCCGGACGTTCAAGGGCGACGGCCTCTTCGACCACCTCTGGGAGCACCAGCGTCACGACTTTCCCGGCGGCCATGCCGCTCACGCTTCCCTGCAGCAGGCGCCCATGTCGGTCGTCGCCCGTGCGACCGTGGTCGCCGGTGAGGACCAGGAGGAGCTGCTGCTGGCCTTGAGCGTGGCGGGCATCCGGCCGCTGGCCAATGCCGACGCGCCGTTCGGGGAGCCGTCGGGGACGTCGTACCTGCTGCCCAAGGCGCCGGGAGCCACGGCGCCGAAGAGGCCCTGGGAGAACCCGGCGTCGGCCGGACCGCTCGCGGGCGGGGACCCGGCGGGCTGGAACCGGCAGCTGCCGCTGCAGTCGTACGCCCACGGGGGTCTGGAGGCGGCGCTGTTCGAGCCCGGCGGCACGGAGGCGGAGCTGCACGACGAGCCGGAGGGTGCGCTGCCCTCGACGGACGGGGCGGTGCCGACGGATGAGGCGTCGGACCTGACGCCGTCGATGACGGCGGGCCTCAAGCGGCAGGCGCTGAAGGACTTCTCTCTCGCTGAGCAGCAGGCGCTGATCAACGAGGGTGAGGGGGTGCGGGCGGCGAACCTCGACCGCCTGGACATCAAGGGGACCCACTACGCCGACCTGGAGCACGTCCTGGCGGCACAGGAGGATGACACCACATGGCTGGACTGATGGACGACGTGGCCGAGCCGATCCCCGCTGAGACGGCGGCCGACGGCAGCGACCCGAAGTGCCCCTTCCGAGGAGACAGCCAGCGCTTCACCTGGCCCCGTGACCTGCAGATCGGCCAGCTGCAGGACGAGGTCACCGAGGCGCTCGGCCCGGACGTCCGGCTCGCGGCCTTCTTCCCGCTCGACGACGAGGGCGAGCCGGTCCCGGTCGGCGCGCAGACCCCGATCACGCTGTACGTCACGCCGTCCTCGGCGGACCTGGCGGCCGTGAAGCAGGTGCTGGCCACGCACAGGCCGGACCCGTACTACGGCATGACGGACGAGCAGAAGGCGCAGGCGCAGCTGCGGGAGAAGATCGCTTCGGGCCAGCCGCTGACTCCGGAGGAGACGACGGCGGCCCTGCAGATGCTGCTCACTGGATGAAAAAACTGAAAACCGTTGAGCCGTCTTTCCGTTGAAAGGCGGCTCAACGGCGTTATGCGTGCACGGCCGCTGTGAATCGCCGGTTGATCAGGCCCATCTGAAGCGGGTTCTGCATGGCGTGCCCGACCGGCAGCAGCTTCGAGGTGCTGGTGAACAGGTCCTCCGTCGCCTGCAGGATGACCTCGCACTCGCACTGACCACTGCAGGGCTCCTCGTGATCCTTCTTGCGCCGGATGGCGGTGTGGAGGAGGTAGGCGGTCACCACGTACGAAGGCAGGCCAAGTTCGCGAGTGACCGTCTCGGCGCGCCCGCGCAGGTCGGTGGGCACGTAGGGGGCGAGGTGGAGAGAGGCGTCGTGGATCTCCTGGATCCGCTTACGCAGGCGCAGGTCGAGGTGCTTCCAGTTCCAGAAGTCGTACAGGCGGTCCAGAAGATCGCGGGTGCGGGTGGGACGGCGGTGGGGGACCTGGTCGTCGTAGATCACCTCGGGGACTGCCCGGGTCAGGGTGAGCCACAGCGGGCGCAGGTCGTTGATGGCGGCGTGGGCCTTGATGAGGTGGTCTATGCGCTCCAGCTTCGGGGCCGCCGCGCCTCCGACGATGAGGAGGACTGCGCTGACGAGGGCGAAGTCGGAGGTGACGTTCACGAACTGGTCGCCGCCGAGGAACGGTTTGTTGAAGAGGCGGACGATCAGGTAGCCAGAGCGCAGGATGCCGTAGAACGAGCCACAGGAGCAGCCCAGCGACATGACCTGCATGCCGTACTTGAAGGCGCCCTTGGCTGACGGCTCGCGCGCCGTGGCGGAACAGGTCAGGGAGGCGCAGACCAGGCCGAAGACCAGGTAGGCGTAGAAGAGCAGCATCTGCAGACTGCCCCAGAAGTGCCCGGCCTGGACGAAGATGAAGTCCGAGTCCTCTTGGTTGCCGGTACGCCGCTGTGCCATCGGAAAGAGGGCGACCACCGCGACGACGAAGAGCCAGCTCACGATGCGCCGGGGGTTGCTGCTGATGACCATCCGGTAGCGGGGCTCGCGTCTGCCGTCCATGCGGCCGGGTACGACGTTGGTGACCCAGCGCAGGAGTCCGGCGACGGCAGCGATCCCGAAGATGTGTTTGGTCAGGACGGCGACGTCGTCTACGCCGGTGGTCTCGTACAGGAAGTCCCCAACGCTCTGGATCTTCGCCAGCATCGCCATGTCGAGGGCGAAGAAGAAGATCCAGAGAGGGCGGCTGCGTGAGTTGCGGAGCGCGGCAGGGAGACGCCTCAGGACTTCCAGAGTCAGGAGGATGCTGGCTATCCAGGCGGGCAGGTCAGGTGTGGCGGTCACCGTTACTCATCTCGGTCAGAGGGCGAGGCTCTCTCGCACATTCGCCTCCAGGAGGGTGGCCTTGCGGGGGGCGTTCTGGGCCAGCCAGCCCTCGGCGAAGTAGCCGAATTTCTCGGCCTTCCGTTCGCGGTCCTCACTGCTCGTGCCGTCGGCGCGGCACAGGACTCCGGCGGAGGAGAGGGCGTCCGCGAGGAGGCCCGATGTACTGGTGCAGGCCCCCATCAAGAGGCGCACGATGCTGGTGAGGTTGAGTCGGTCCGGCTCATCTCCGTTGACCATGTGGCCAAGCTCGTGCCCCAGGACGTGGTTGTACGGTATGCCCGATATGGCGGGATGGGCCCAGACGAGGTCGGTGTCCGGCGTGGGAAACCACATGCCGCTCGGGCCGTTCGGCGAGGCCACCACTGGATCGCGACTGAGGATGAGCTTGCGACCGCGCACCTGCTCCACGTACGCGCGCAGCAGGTCCTCGGCCGTCCAGGGAGACGCGGGGAGCACCAGCCTCGTCAATGCTTGGTCCCAAGTCCCCTTCAGGCCACGCCGGTTCCGCATCACACCCATCCAAGCCCCCATTGATCACCGAGTCTGCCTCTTGACGCCACTCAGCGTAAGGCACGGGGCTGACAATGGAGCTATCCGGTCTCTGCTTCGGGGGCCGCTTGTAGGGCCATCAGGGCCACGCGGAAGATGCTCTCCACCTGCGCGGGGTCCTTCTCTTGGCCTCCACGCAGCAGGGCCCCGATCAACTCCATGCCCTGCGTGCTCTCTTGGTCACCGTCCGTAGGCTTATCGAGCGCCTGGGCGGCCTTGGCCACCTGCAAGCCGAGCTGGATAAGTTCCACTTCCTTCTCGATCCTGCGCGTCTTGTCCGTAGCGTCGGCACCGATGCGCCAGAAGTCCGTCTCGACACGGAAGAAGAGACTGAGGGCCTCGACGACCCCCCACTTCACATCCCGCTTCTTGCCGTCGCGCACTTCAGACAGGTACAGGCGGTTGATCACGTCGGGCTCGGCGCGAATCGTCTCGCACGCCTGTGCGATTTCCTTCATACTGACACCGGCAGCCTGAAGCTCCTGGGTCGTCCGCAGAATTTTCTCCTCGCGGTACAACCTTGAAGCCTCGCGGGCGATCACACTGATGTCGTACTTCTTGCCATCAGGGCTGAGCTTCAAGGCATGCAGCTGGCGGAACTTGCGACCTAGAGGCATCGGGTCCCCCCTCCCTATGTCGAGATGAAAAAAATTGACCCATGCCTGGATCCTAGCGCCGATGCATGGTTTCCATACACCCGGGTGCTCAGAACAAGCCGAGGTGCATGGAAAGTTGACACCAGTACCACCCGGCGTCATACGATCAGCTCAGCAAACTGACAGACACGAGCTGACGGGGGAGGCGATCCATCATGAGCACAGCCGTGACGGCCGCCCGAATCCCCGGGGCCCGGTGCTGTCCGGGCGTACCTGCGGGCCGTCAAGGGGCGAAGCATCCCCTGGCCCAAGGAGTTCAGGTGCCTACTCCCGCTCTTGTCCGTACGGTCGTTCCGATGGCTGTCGGCTTCGTCCTGGCGTTCCTCGCCTCGCACAACGTCCACGCCAGCGCCGAGTTCACGCAGAACCTCACCGGCCTGCTGACCGTGGTCCTCGGCGCCGCGTACTACACGCTCGCCCACCTGCTTCAGTCACGCTGGCCGCTCGCGGGGCTACTCCTCGGCTCCACTGCCAGGCCGACCTACACGGGACGGCACCGCAAGGCCAGCACCCCCGATCCGGCGACCGCCACGTCGGATCCCACTCCGGAAGACCGGCCGTAGACCGCCATCTACCGCTGACGTAGACCGGAGCCGAGCCCCGGCCGACCCGATTCCTTGCCAGGAAGGTCGGCCGGGGCTCTCTGCATGTCGTCTGCGGGACGTCGCATCGTTCAACGACGCGCCGGATGAACGGTATCGGTAAATTTAGAATAAGTCTATTTGTCGCCAAAGCGAGGAAGAGGACCCTCCGCTTCGGCTGACAAGCGGAGACCTTATCTCGCATTGTGCCGAACCACTGGCCATCGGTTCTCCCCTTCATGAGGTCTACACACCTCCTTCTCCAATCTGTTGCCACCGACGGCTCCCAGGTTGCCCTCCTGTTCGCCACACCCCGTCCACCCCCAAGGGGCGAGGGCGCACCAGGCGCCGCCGCCCGCACAGGAGGACCCGGTGTGCTGAAGTTCGCCACGGCCCAGATCATCGCCGCCAGCCTCGGCGACCAGCAGCGCGTCACCAAGGCGGCCCACCGTGCGGTGTTCCAGTACGAGGCTCGCCCCGGCTACTTGTACGTACGCAGCAGGGCGATCAGTTCACGCTGCAACGACAATTTCGACGAGTTTCCTGCCGAGGAGATCGCGGCGTCGTACAAGACGTTCGTCGGCAAGCCGGTCTTCGTGAACCACGTCAATGACAACCACCGGCGTGCCCGAGGCGTGATCATCGACGCCGCCCTTCACCAGGACCGCAACCCCGACGGCTCGCCGGACACCTGGGCCGAAGTCCTCATGGAGATCGACGCCACCCGGTTCCCCAAGCTGGCCAAGGCGATCCTGGCCGGACATATCGACCGGACCTCCATGGGCTGCGACGTCGAGCGCTCCGTGTGCTCCGCCTGCGGCAACGAGGCCCGCACCCCGGCCGACTACTGCTCCCACATCCCCCATCTGAAGGGCAAGCGGATCTTCCGCGCCACGGCGGGCGGAAAGAAGGTCGGCGAGCTGGTCCGCGAGACCTGCTTCGGCCTGCGCTTCTTCGAGAACTCGGTGCTCGTCGAGCCCCCGGCCGACCCCACCGCGCACTTCCTCGGCGTGGACACCTCCGGCCTCGGCAAGGCCGCCTCGAAGACGGCCGCGACCGACTACTCCCAGTTCGAGGACCACGACGACCTGGAGGGCGACGACGACGGCGAGGACGCGACACCCCAGCCGAAGCCCGCCCACCCCGTCTCCCACGCCAAGCCCGCCGTGCCGCACGTCCCGTTCGAGGGCACCACGGAGAACCGGCAGCGCCGCGAGGACGCGGTGTCGCACTCGAAGCCCTTCACGCCGCTGAAGCCGAGCCTCAACGCCCTGCAGGTGGAGGCCAACAGCACCGGCCCGTTCTCGTGGGACGAGATCGGCGAGCGGCACCCTCACGTCTACGGCGACCCCGAGTACCACGGCGAGGCCGCTGAGGGCGCCGACGGCGAGGGCATCGGTTGGGCCGCCAACCACCTGGCCCACAACCGGCCCGACGACCCGCACGACGAGTCCTCCGATGTGCACAGCCTGGAGTTCCACCTGCAGCACATCAACCCCCAGCACATCGACTTCAAGCACCATGGCGGCGGCGACGGCCGCGTCGAGAACGCCAGCCGGGGCTACGCCGAGAACCCGGAGAAGGTGCCGCCGCTGGTGCTGGTGCACCGCCACGGCGTCTACCAGGTTGCTGACGGCCACCACCGCGCCCAGGCCGCGTACGAGCGCCGCATGGACTCGGTACCTGCCTACGTCGCCCACTCGCCGCACCCGCGTACCCCGTTCGGCGACGGCTCCAAGGGCCCGTTCCACGGCGCCGAGCCCGCGCCAAGGCAGCGCACCACCAAGTCCCGCACGCGCGCCCAGGCTCCCGCTCCGGCCGCACCGCAGTGGGAGCAGCAGAAGCTGTTCGGCCGCCGCCGTACCGCCGCGCTGGAGGCCATGGCGGCTGCGAAGAAGCCCGCGCCGAAGGCGGCCGAGCCCGAACTGGACGAGTACGGCACCCCGAAGCCGAAGCGCGGCCAGCCGTACGAGCCCGCCGGAGACCACCCCTGGTACAAGCAAGTCCCGCTGCACCACGACCACATCGTCAAGCACTGGGACCAGGCCACGCCAGAGGAGAAGGACTCGGGCATGCGCTGGTACAGCGACGCCCACCACGTCGCCAAGGCCATCGCCAAGCTCGACCCCAGCATCAAGACCGACGAAGAGGCCGCCCACAAGGGCGCCGGTGTCCTGTCGGCCTACAGCCCGCGCACCAACTGGCCGATGAACATGTTCAACGCGGCCCACTCCTTCCACCGGCAGGCGGCCGTCCGGCCGCTCAAGGACGACCCGGACAAGCCCGCGCACACCGTCACCATGGGCATGCACGCCGACAAGGCGCAGCGCATCATGGACGGCGAGCACCACCAGCCGGTCCTGAAGGCACCGAAGACCCAGGACTTCGCGCACCTCATCGAGCACGGCGGCTACGAACCGCAGACCGACGAGGAGAAGAAGTCCGGCGCCGAGCGTCGGCTGTCCGGCCGGGTGGTCGTCGACCGGCACGCACTGTCCGTGGCGGCCGGGCGCCGGATCACCGACGTCGAGAACGACGCCCACCAGGGCTTCCCTGGCGCCCAGAGCGGCAAGCACGCCCGGCACTACTACGAGCACGCCGCCAACACCTACCGCAACGCCGCCGCCGCCATCTCCGAGAAGGAGGGCAAGCCGGTCGCCGCACACCAGGTGCAGGCCGTGACCTGGCTGGTGCGCCAGCGCCTCAACACCGCCGAGGACCAGGCCAACGCGAACGCCAGCGCCAAGAACCTGGGCGCGGGGCGTAACAAGGCCGAGGAGAACATCAAGGGCCACTGGAAGGGCTTTGCGGGCGAGCACGCGCCGGAGCTGAAGGAGCAGGGCAACTCCCACGTGGCGAAGGTGGTTGACGCCGTCATGATCAACGCCGATGGATCCATCAGCGCGCTGGCGTACGGGGAGATCAAGGCCCCGGCCGACGTCGACACGCTCCGCGAGGAGAACTGCCCGGTCTGCGGCGACAAGGACACCTTCGACGGGATCCAGTGCCAGATCTGCGGGTTCATCAACCCGCCGGAGCAGTTCCGCGACCCGGACCTGGACAAGGCCAAGCAGCTCGACCTGCGCAAGCAGATCGTCGACCCCTCCCTGGTCGACAACAACGGCGAACTGCAGCGCGTCAACGACGACGGCACCGGCATGCCGCAGCAGGGCGAGGAGCCCGGCGAGGAGCAGTTGGGCCCCGACGGGCAGCCGCTGGACGAGGACGACCCGCAGATGGTCGACCCCGACCAGCTCGACGAGAACGGCCTGCCGCCGTCCCCGTTCGGCGACCAGGCGCTCGACGGCACCCAGCAGATGGGCCCGGCCGTCTCCGACCGCAACGGCGACGGCATGATCCAGCCGGACGAGATCGACCCGGACGGCAACGTCAACGCCCAGCCGCAGTTGGTCGACCCGGAACAGGGCGGCCAGGCAGGCCCGCGCGAGCTGCCCGGCCGCGCCACGGACCGCATGGGAGACCCGTTCACCCCCGGCCCTGACATGCCGCGTATGCAGGGGCCTGAGGGTCCCGAAGGCGGCCTGCAGGAAGACGATGACGACAGTGGCTTCCAGGGCCCCGGTATGGGGTCTCCGCAGGAGCCGATCCTGGCGCACCCCGGCGACTACACCGGCGACGAGAGTGAGACGCCGCACTGGTCCTGGAACCGGGACGTGTCCGACGA